CAGCGCCGTGTCGACGCCGATGCGCGCGCCGGAGAGCCGGCGCATGATGCGGCTGTCTTCCGGTAGCCCTTGCGCAAAGACGGCTGCCGTGCGAAGCGGCAGCCGTCTGTAATCGAGGATGTGATAAACCTGCGCGAAGTCGCAGCGCAGCGCGTCCTCGTCCGTGGCCGCCATGTGCGCAAGGGCTAGGATTTTGGGCCCTCTTTCAGAGCGAGGAGGATTTCGCCCAGCTCATTCGAGACGTCGGAGATCCGGACGCGGCCGCGCTCATCGCGGCGGTGGTCGTAGAGCGCCGCGCGCTGCTCCTTGCCCAGAAGGTGGAGGCAGGCCGCCGAGACCGAATCCAGCTTGCCGCTGTCGATCTCTGAGAGCGCGTCGAGGAGCTCCATGTCGTCCAGCGCGTCCTCCTCGATCTGCCAGTTGAAGCCGCTGGAAGTGGTCCCGGTCAGCATCTGTCACGCCTCCCGTCAGGTCGAGGCCGCGGCGGCCTTGATGTACTCGTAGTGCGTGTTGCCGGCGCTGTCCGGCAGGCAGTTGATGGTGATGTCGTAGCCGATCACCTCGTCGTCTTTGTAGACGACGTCGCCGATCTCGCTGATCTTGCCGTCCGGGATCACGATGCGCTTCGCCGTATTGTCGCGGAGAATCATGTCGATCACCCAGCAGCCGGAAGGCACCTCGATGCTATTGACGTTCACGGTCAGCCCCGTCGCCATGGCGCCGGAGACGTTGCCGCTGCCGAAGACGGCAGAGAGCACGTCGGCGTTGGTGCACTCGATCAGCTTCATCTGGAAGGTGTCCTTCTTCTCGGTCTGCGGGACCGCCACCGTGTCGCCGCCCCAGGCCTTGATCTCCGTGGAGCTGGGCGTGTTGGAGTTGGTCACGCCGTCCGCGGAGACGTAGCCCATGGCCTTGAAAGCCGCGTTCAGCGACGCCGCGGTGGACGTGGGCAGCGTGGTGCCGGCGGGCGCGTGGAACACGGCGCCGGTGACGAGAGGCTTGCCGACCGAGACGTTGGATGCATTGTTGTTAGTATCGGGCATAGTCGGTCCTCCTAATAGTGGATGATGTCAAACACGGCCTGGTAGCGGTACTGCTTTTTGGTCGTGTCCGTGAAATTGTAGTCGCTGTTGAGCCGGGCGCGCGCCACGGCCGACAGCTCGATGGCGCCGGCCATGAGGGCCTTGATGACCTCGTTGGCCTGCGCGGCCTCCAGCAGCGTGGCGCCGTAGCTCTGAATCGCCAGCGTAGCGGAGAAGATGACGCCGTCGATCACGCCGCCGCCGGTCTTCTCGATGACGGCGAAGGGCGGCGTGCCGCCGCCTTCCGGCACCTCCATGTAGACCGGGAAGGGCGCGCGGACGCTCAAATAGTTGTAGATGGTCTGCTCGATCATTTGATCCTCCTCGCCGCGGACTTCGAGCCGGGCAGCCCGGCGCCGCCCAGAGCCTTCAGCAGGGTGTTGTCCCGGAAGTTGCGGTGCGCCGCCTCCTTGGAGTTGGGAAAGACGTTTGCGACCGCGATCCAGTTGGCCAGGTGCGTGCTCGCCGCGTAGTCGGAGCCGTCCATGCCGGACGCGCCGGAGGCGACGGCGTCGCCGGCTTCCTGGAGCGCGTCGCGGATGGGCTGGCTCTTCATCACGGCGTTGATGCCCGGAAGATTGAGCTCGATGCGGACTTTACTCAATCTCCTCGCACCTCACCTTCATGTGCCACGGGCCGGGGACGAGCGCCTCCACGCCGGTGATCGGAAAGCCGAAGGAGCGCAGCTTGTGGGTCGTGCCGTAGGCGTCCGTCCACTCGATGCGGGAGTCCCGCCAGTTGTGGGTGTCGCCCTTCGGGATGCCGAGGATGCAGGCCAGGCGCTTGCCGTAGAGGTCCGTCGTCGTGGTGATGTCGTCCGTCGTCGGCTCGCCGATGAGGACGTTTTCCACCGTGACCGCGGTTTCGGTGTAGATCATGCGGCCGAAGGAATCGCTTTCGCTCGTCCCGGTCTTCTCGTACAGAGTGACGGTCACGCCTCTCATTCCGGCACCTCCGGCATCGGCGTCGGCACCAGCTCCTGCACGGGGCTGTAGCTGCCGATCTGCTCGCCGCAGCCCAGCAGCTTGCGCTCCAGCTTGCCGATGTACAGCTCGCCGGCGGCGCCGCCGCTGCCGATGGTCCAGCTCTGGGAATAGCCGAGGGCGCTCTGGCTGCCCTGCGTTGCGCCCAGCGGGACGCCGCTGTCCTCGCCGTCGCCCATGGCGCGGATCACCATGCGGCAGGAGACGACCTTCTTCGCGTCGGCCGTGGCGTTGACGTTGTAGGTGTCGATGATGAGGGCGGCGTCGTCCAGCAGTGTGCCGCACAGGGCCTCCTCGTCGGCGCTCATAATCCGCGTCATGCGGTCCTGGACGTCCTCGACGGTTGCATAGGCAGCCATAAGCGTTTACCTCGCTTTCTTGGCGGTTTTCTTCGGCGAGTCGGAAGCCGACACGGCCTTCGGCTTCGGCGGGGCCGGCATCGGCGGCATAGCGAAACGGAAGCCGAGGGCGAGATACTCGTCGAGCCGGGACTCATGGACCCACGTCTCTCCGCCGCTATTCGGATTGATCAGTTTGAGCATAATCAGGCCTGGGGCGTGGCGCCGGTCAGCAGGTTGAAGCAGCTGGTGTCGCAGCGGAAGCCGACCTCGATCTCGGCTCTGACAGCGAACATATTGCGCTCCCAGAGGTTGACCTGCTGGCTGTTGATGGTCAGAGTGGCCTGATCGGCAAAACTGACCTTCACGCCTTCGACAGTGCCCCATCTGGCCTGCGTCCAGTCGCCGGCGGCGCCCACAATGGCCGGGACGCCCGCGGAGCTGTCCGCTGCCGCGCTGCCGGCTTTATAGGCACCGCGGGTCTCGATGGCGCGAGCGCCCAGCAGGCGGTCAAAGCCGGCGTCGGAGGTATTCTGAATGAAGATCGGGCGGCCGGTGGTGTCGGTGCTTTCCAGCAGGATGCCGACAGCGGCGGGGGAGAGGGCGAACGCATCGAGCTTGCCGTTGTGATTGGCAATGTCGATTCTCGCGTTCACGAGGCCCTTGTAGGGAGTGTGAGACCCGCTGGCGATAAGGGACTGCGCCGTGCAGGCTGCCAGGTTATCGAAGTTTTCGCCCGGCTTGTCGGCGGCGCCGAAGCACGTCAGGTCAAACTTGTAGCCCAGAGCACGAGGCAGACGGGCGACCAGCGCGTCGAACAGCGTGGCGGCGTCCCGGCGGAACTGGTTGGAGAAGGGAACGATGACGGCGAGCGTGTAGCCCTGCATCAGCTTGCTGCTCAGGCCGGGATTGGACGCCGGCTTCCGGTTCGTCTCCGTGGTGACCCACTGGGCCTCGGGGTCGCTGGTGATGATCGGAATGGTGGCGCCCAAACCAGGCAGCGGCATCTGCTCCGCCAGCCTCATAACGGCGGACTCTTCCTGGACCTTCTGAATAATCGCAGTGCTGACCTCAGAAGGCAGGTTGATATCAGTGCGATTGGTGGAAATACCGGACATTTTGAATGTCTCCTTTCATAATCAAAGATAATCTTTTGCCCACTCCGCGAATTTTTCGCGGGCTGTGGTTGCTGTGCCTTTTCCGGCCTCTCCGCCGTCCGGGACGGCGGGATAGCTGCCGGACTTGGCAAATGCGAGGATGGCGTCGGCTTGGGCCGTGCAGGTCTCCTCCGTTTCGCCGGTGAGCAGGCTTGCGGGCACCTTCTTCTCGCCGGAGACCTTTTCGCGCACCTGACGGACTGCCTCGGCGTGCTTCATGCCGTTCAGCTCATTCGTGAGAGCCGCCAGGGCCTCCTTGGTTTCTTTGAGCTCGTCGCCCTTTCCGGCGGCGCCGTCTTTGAGCTTCTGGAGCTCGCCCTGGGCCGCGGTGAGCTGGGCCTGGAGGCTGGAGAGCTCGCCCTTGGCGCTGTTGATGTCGGTCCCGTTGATGCCCATGAGCTTGTCGATCTGCTCCTTGGTGGCGTCGGGAAAGAGGTCGGTGATATCTTTTCTCTGCATGGCTCATTCCTTTCTTTCGGTTACGCTTTTCTACGAGGTCGCATCTCTTACCGTCGCGTTGTGACGCCCGCCGGCGAAGTTATCAAAGCGCCGATGGCGCGAATGATCTAATTGACATAGACGACATGGCCGCGGACGCTCTCTTTGAGCTCCCGGACCATGTCCTCGTCGTCCCAGAAGGTGGCCCGGGCCAGATGCCCGCGCCAGGGATGGAGGACGCTGCCGCCAAGGATAAAGTCCACGTGGTCCACCAGGCAGGGTTTGAGGTTTTCCACCGTTTCCCGCCCGTGCTTTTCCACCAGAAACGTCCGGAAGACGCTGTCGTCCATCTTGCCGCTGCGAATCCAGAGGGGATAATTCTCATTATTCATGCCCTCGCCGTGCAGCCACGCTTCGCACTCGCGGGCGTAGGCGTCTGGGATCCGGACGCACTGGAAGCTGTGCCAGGCGTCCTCGACGCTGACCCGGCCCGTCTGCCGCGGGTCGTCGGTAAAGGCTTCGCAGCAAAAGCCGTAAACGACGCCTTCGTCATGTTCCCGGCAGCGCTGCACAAAGTCCCGGGCAAGAATGACGTCGTCCTGGATGTGCCAGGTGCCGCCGTCGCCGCTGCGGGCCTTGAAGCTGGCCATGCAGGCGGCCAGGTTGCCGGCGCCGTCGGTGTCGTTCCATATCTCGACGCTGTCCGCGCCCTGCCGCCGGAGCTCCGGCACCAGCCACCCCTCGACATACCACATACGCTTTGGGCAGGCGTGGATCAGGACCTTCATGG